CACAGCGAGGAGATGGGGTTTTGGAAGTACAGGAAAATGAGCTATTGTTGTTTTTGAGTACAATGGGGTCTCTTTTTAAGAGGCCCCATTTTGATAATAAAGGAAGACGATATTTCGATAAACGTAAAAGATATTGGTGTTGTTTTTGCAATAAAAAGATACGTGGAAAAAGGGTTAATTGGTTAAAAGGAGATCCTTACTGCGCACATTGTGCGATTGAAGCAGAAATGGAATGAAGGGGAGGATACTAATGCAGCGGTCGGATTTGATAACGGCACTAGAATATGTAAAACCGGGTCTTGCAGATAAGGAGCACATTGTGCAATCCACTTCCTTTGCTTTTATAAAAGGTAAGGTGGTCACGTACAATGATGAAATCAGCGTATCACATCCTGTACCTGAATTGAATATAGAAGGAGCAATTCAAGCTGAGGAATTGTACAAAATCCTTTCCAAATTGAAAAAAGAGGAACTTGACATAACTATGAATGGTTCTGAAATCATTTTCACATCTGGTAAGGTACGAACAGGGTTTGTATTGCAAGATAAGATAAAGTTGCCATTGGATGCCATAGGATCACATAGTAAATGGAAGCCATTGCCTACCGATTTATTTAAGGCATTGAATTTCGTTTCTTTCGCTTGTTCTTCCGATATGAGTAGGCCATTGTTGACGTGTATCAATATCAAGGAAGATGGTGATATTGAAGCATCGGATGGGTATCGTATTGTCATACACCATGCCTTTAAAAAAACAGGTTTACCAATAAAAACTGTTTTGATTCCTGCTACAACTATCCGTAAAATATGGAAAAATACCTTTGTAGAAATTGCAGAGGGAGAAGGATGGATCCATTTCAAAACAGATGTAGGTACTGTTTTTTCATGTCGCACTTTTTATGGTGATGAATTTCCAAATGTGGGAAAATATACAGACATAGAAGGAATGGATTTTGAATTCCCACAAACAATCGAAGATGTTTTGGATAGAGCATCTGTATTCTGCAAGAAACAAGAATTGGATTCGGATGAAATAACAATAACTCTACGGAAAAGAAGAATGGTTGTACGGGGTCAATCTACAGTAGGTTGGTTTGAAGAGGAAGTAAACCTAAGGTATGATGGTGAAGAAAAATCCTTTTCCATAAATCCTGAACTATTGAAGGATGTTTTGTCATTACTGAAAAAATGTATATTAAGCGATAATGCCATAAAATTTATTGGAACTGATTGGGAATATGTTAGCATTTTAAAGGCGAAAGAATCTGAGGCATGATGAATAAAGATACTGGGTTTTTTTCCTTAGCTGAAACGGAATCTAAGACTAGACCAGGTGGTAAAAATTTTACATGTGCGAGTTGCGGATTATACAAAACTGCGCATACGCCTAGAATGGAGCCATTCGGTGATTTTGACAAGAAAATAATGGTAATAGGTGATTTTCCAAGCGAGCGAGACGATAACAGAGGACAGTATTGGACAGATCATGGCGGCAGCATCCTAAGACGTGAATTCAAACGGAATCATATCGATCTTGATATAGACTGTATATCTATCTATGCTATCAGTTGTTGTGTGATAGAAGATCAAAGCCAACGAAATCCAACGATAAAAGAGATACAGAGTTGCCGTAGCAGAGTGCTGCAAACAATCGAACGATACAAACCCAGAACCATAGTATTAGTTGGAGAATATGCGTTGCATTCTTTAATTGGGCATGTTTATAAAAAAGATTTGGGTAGTATTGCAAAATGGAGAGGATTACATATTCCTGATAAACAATACAATGCTTGGATTTGTCCTATTCATAGTCCTGATTATATTGAAAAACAGGATGCCTTAGAATATCAAACAATATGGAAAGAGGATGTAAAAGCCGCTTTAGAAACAAGGAATATGCTGTTTCCTTCTTTTTCAGAGGAAATAGAGATATTGGAAACAGAACAAAAAATAGTCGCTAATTTATCCGATATTTTTATAAACAGCAAATCAATTGCAATCGATTATGAGACCACCGGTCTGAAACCGCATGATACCAAAAATCATAAAATAGTCTGTATGTCCATTTGTACAGATTATGGTAAAGTAATTGTATTTCCATTGCCTAAAAGCAATAGAGGAAAGAAATTACTACAACAAATCTTGCAATCTGAAAAAATAGGTAAAATCGCGCAAAACTTGAAATTTGAGCATACATGGACATTCAATATACTAGGATATGAGATAAAAAACTGGGTATGGGATACAATGCTTGCTACACATATTTTGGACAATAGGCCTGATATTACTGGCTTAAAGTTTCAAACTTACGCTCAATTTGGTATTGCAGGATACGAAGAAGAAACGAATCCGTATATAAAAAGTGCGGATCCTAAAAATAGTAATTCTACCAACAAGATATTGGAATTGAAAGAAGGTACTCCATTATGGAGAAAACTGTTGAAGTATTGTGGAAAAGACAGTCTATATACGTATAAATTGGCAATGATGCAAATGGAAAAAATAGGCTTGAATCCGCTTGTGAAAGGATAAAACTATGACAACGATACTTCCAAATTTACCTGAGGCGTACAAATTACTCCATAACGGTATTTTGGCATTTGCACATGCGGAACAACACGGAATGAGAATTGATGTTGAGTATTGCCAAAAAATGAAAAGAAGGATTGATCGAAAAATAACCAATATCGAACAAGAATTGAAAAGTACCAAATTGTTCAGGCACTTGCAGAAAATATATGGTAACAATACAAACCTTGACTCTAATTGGCAATTGGCGCATATTCTTTATTCGGTAATGAAAATAGTACCAAGTAAGACCACAGCTTCAGGTAAAGGAGCGACAGATGATGAAGCACTTTCACAAATAGACATTCCAGAAATAAAACAGTTATTGGAAATGAGGAAACTAAAAAAAATACGGGACACATATTTGGACGCATTTTTAAGAGAACAAGTAGACGGATATTTACATCCATTTTTTAATTTACATACAGTCAAAACCTACCGATCATCTTCTGACAGGATCAATTTTCAAAACATCCCAAAACGAGACAAGGAAGCCATGGAAATCACCAGAAAAGCCATATTTCCAAGACCAGGTCATCAATTGTTGGAAATAGACTATTCTGGTATAGAGGTACGGATAAGTGAGTGTTACCATCATGACAAAAACATGCGAGGGTATATAGAAGATCCTACAACAGATATGCATGGAGACATGGCTTGTCAGATATTTTTATTGGATAAACTAGACAAGTCTATACCTTCACACAAAATGTTACGACAGGCAGCTAAAAATGGATTTGTATTCCCACAATTTTATGGAGACTATTTCGTAAACTGTGCTGAAAATATGGCTTGTAAATGGTGCGGTTTGCCTAAAAACACATGGAATAACGATGAAGGAATTGAATTAAGTCCTAACCACACATTATCCGCCCATTTGAAATCGAAAGGTATAAAATCTTATTCCCAATTTGAAAAACACATCAAGGAAATTGAATATGACTTTTGGAATAATCGATTCAAGGAATATACAGCTTGGAAAGAAACAGTTTGGGAACAGTATCAGAAAACTGGATGGATTTCTATGTATACGGGTTTTAAATGTGGCGGGATCATGAGAAGGAATGAATGTCTCAACATACCAATTCAAGGTTCTGCATTTCATTGTCTGCTATGGTCATTCATACAAGTGGACAATATTTCTATAGAACAAAAATGGAAATCACGACTGATTGGGCAGATACATGATGCTATGGTACTGGATGTACATCCATCTGAATTAGAAATGGTCGCTGCTACAGTTCATAGAATAACATGTGAGGAATTACCCAAACACTGGAGTTGGATAAACGTGCCAATGGAGGTAGAGGCAGAAGTATGTCCTGTCGATGCATCTTGGAATGAGAAACAGAATTACGCTTTCTAAAGGAGTGTGGCGAAATGTCGTTGTATCATAAATACCGACCAGGTAATTTTTCAGAAATTATGGGTAATGAAGAAATTGTGACCACATTGAAAGCTGATTTGGCAAAAGAACAATGTCCACATGTGTTTTTGTTTCATGGACCCACTGGTTGTGGAAAAACCACATTAGGTAGAATTGTAGTAAAAGAGTTGGGCTGCTCGAATGAAGATTTTACGGAGTTAGATATTGCAGATTTTAGAGGAATCGATACAGTAAGAGAAATTAGAAGGCAGGTTGCATATAAACCCTTAAACGGTAAATGCAGGATATGGCTACTGGATGAGGTGCACAAACTAACCACAGATGCACAAAATGCGTTATTGAAGGTATTGGAAGATACTCCACAGCATGTGTATTTTATTTTGGCTACAACTGATCCACAGAAATTGTTGCCGACGGTTCGAGGACGGTGTTCTTCTTATGCAGTATCCCAACTGAATGATACTCAAATGTTGGGATTGCTTAGAAAAGTTGCTAGGGCTGAAGGATGCAGATTAACCAAAGAAGTGTATGACCAAATAATACAAGACAGTCAAGGACATCCACGTAATGCATTACAAATTTTGGATCAGGTAATAAGTGCTCCAGAAGAAACTAGATTGGAAATAGCTAAAAGAACTGCGGAAATTCAGTCAGACGCAATCGAACTATGCCGGGCTTTGGTTCAAAAAGCTCCTTGGAAGAAAGTAGCAGGAATACTGTCAAAATTGAAGGAACAGGAACCTGAATCGATAAGGAGGTTGGTACTAGGATATTGCAATAGTATTTTACTTAAAGGAGAAAATATGCAAGCAGGGCTTATTATGGAAAACTTTATAGAACCTTTTTACAATACAGGTTTTCCTGGTTTAACTTTTGCATGTTTTTCTGTGGTTTGCGGTAATAACTGATCGACAATGTTGTGTGGTATTATACAATATGATATAATAGATATAGAGGAGGTATTGAGTTAAAATGGTACGACATACAGAACAAGTAGAAGAATCTGTCAATGAATATGCTGAGGATTTGTATATCGATGAAACAGCATTGGATGTAGAACTATTGAATAGGGCAGACCTTACTTTTAAATATGGCAAAATACTGGCCCGAGCAAAAAAGATCGTAGATGAAAGAAAAGAGGAATTGGAAATTGTTCGCGCGGAATTGAGTAAAGATATCAGGGCTAATTCAAAGCAATATGGTCTTGAAAAAACAACGGAAAATATTGTTGCGGATACAATAATCTTGCAAGACAAATACAAAGAAGCGGCAAAATATGTCATTACGGCACAATATGATTACAACATGGCCAAAGCAGCATTCGATGCGGTAATTTCTAAAAAGGAGGCAATCGACGGACTTATAAAACTACATGGAATGCAATATTTTGCTGGGCCTATTACTCCAAGGGATTTGACTGTTCAAAGAGAATTGAAAAAGGAAAGTGCAAATACTGCCGTAGGCAAATTTATGAAAAGAAAAAGGTGATGGGGATGTATTGGTATCAATGGGTGCTTTGTGTCATTTTTGTAGCATTCTTTTTACCATTTTTTGTATACCTTTTCAGTAGAATTCAAATGCGGGCATGGTGTGATGCTTTCGAGAATTGGAATTATAAAAAGGATGAAAAACTAAAAGGAGGAGAAGTCAATGGTGATTAAAAAGAAAACATCTTCTGGTAAAGGTAATGCAAGCAAATTCAGGTCCGCAGTTTCTGGAAATGCCAAACAACAAAAAACACAAGGATCACAATATGGGTATTTGAATCTTCCCAAAAATGTGCAAATGTTCAAAGAGGAACCAAATACGCGTGTTGCGTTGGATATTTTACTATATGTTGTAGCAGATATAAAACATATGGATAGGAATGAAGAACAAGGTATTGCTACTATTGGGGAATTGTGGTATAAAAAACCATATAAAGTTCATAGAGGTGTGGGAGTAAACAAAGAATCGTTTGTGTGTCCTACTACAATCGGAAAAAGATGCCCTATATGTGACTATAGAGCGAAAAGGATAAAAGATGGTGATGCAGATAAGGATGAACTGTCTTTGCTGAAACCCTCTTTTAGGAATATATACGCAGTAATACCAATAGGTAATGAAAAATTCGATGAAAAAATATGTATCTGGGACGTATCACAATATGCATTTCAAGATTTTTTGAATGATGAACTTTCCGAAAATGAAGATTACGCTGTATTCCCAGATATTGAAGAAGGGCTTACACTAAGAATCCGATTTGGTGAAAAGAAATTTGGTACTCGTTCGTTTGCGTTGACCTCTCGAATTGACTTTATCGAAAGAAAAGAACCGTATGATGAAAAAATACAAACGTCAGTACCAAATTTGGATGCTGTATTGAAGATCTTGTCTTACAAAGAACTGGAAACAAAATTCTTTGAATTTGAGGAACCTGAAGAAGACAATAAAAATGGTGTGGCGTTAAAAGATGTGAAGTCTTTACGTAATACGGAAGAAGAACCAGAAGAAGAAGAACAAGAAGAACAAGAGGAGGAACACGTATCAGAGACAACACGTAGGACACACGCTAAAAAAGTAATAGAAGAAGAGGAAGAAGAAGAATCGGAAGAGGAAGAAGAGGAAGAAGAAGAATCGGAAGAGGAAGAAGAGGAAGAAGA